CAAGAACGTGCAGGGAGGGTGGGCGATCATCAAGTCCCAGCGCTCCGTGAGGATGTCGCGGATGTCGCCCTGGTAGTGCGGGCCCAGTGTCTCGGAGGGCAGGAGGTCGCAGCTCACCGCGTCGTGGCCGCGCCGGATGAACGCATCGCGGACGCGGCCGGAGAACTCGCAGGCAACGAGAACTCTCACCGGGCCAGCTCGATCCATCGCAGGCACTCGCCGGTCTCGACGTGCCTCGGAGTGCACCGGATCACCCGGTAGCCCGCAATCGCCGCCGCACTGGCCTTCTCCGCGTCGGCCTCGAAGCCGGACCCGGACGTATGGCGACCGCCGGTCCATGCGCCGCCGTCCACTTCCACGAGCAGGTTGTCGAGCGCCGGCGGCCGGGGAGCGCGGATGCGGAAGTCGGCACGCCATTTCCGAGGTCGGGCGAAATGCACTTCCCGTTCGAACGGGATGCCAACTGCCCGGAGTTGGAACGCCAGCGCCTCTTCCGCCTCACTCACCCCGCGGCTCCCGGCGTGTGGCGTCGGGGGGGACGAGGCGGTCAAGGACAGCCTGAGCCGTCGCGACCATCGTCAACCGGTTCGGCTGCGGGAGGTCATCGAAGTCCACCTGCGACTCAGGCCGCGTCTCGTAGCCGTAGATCGGGGCAGCCTGTTCGTACGCCTCATGGAACCAGAGCGCCAGCGTCCACGCATCAGGCAGCGCGTCGATGTCCGGTGGCGTGGCAGCGCGGGCCTCGGCCTTTTCCCGTTCGATCCGCGCCATGAGGTCGGGCACCTGATTGAGTTCGGCCGTTGGCGTCTCGTCCTGCCATGCGTCGATGATCAGGTGCTCGATGATCAGTTCGACCGTCCAGTCCGATCGAAGGGTGGTCGGCCCCTGCGGTTCCGGCGTCCCCAGCGGCTCGGTCATCGCGTGACCACTCAGAGCGCGTATCGTCCTGCACATCTCCAACGGGCACTCCTCAAACCTGAAAGGTCCGTGGGGAGGGTCGAGGAGATGCGCCGTCTCGCCCGTGAAAGCAAGTTGGTTCCGCAGTCGGTCGACCTCTATGAGCAGCAGGGCTACGTCCTCATCGGTCGTTGACTCCCACGCCTCGCCGCGTGCCGCACGTTCGCGGAGCACGGGCAGCCGGTCCACCAGCGTCGGCCGCCCCAGCGGCCCGACGATGCCTTCGGCCGAGGCGTGGCGGCGCAGGCCATCCAGGGTTTCGTCGGGGGTCACGAGGAAGTACCGAAGGGCGCAAAACCCTCAATCAACGCCGCCGCGAAATACCGCTCGCGCCACTCGGACATCGCCTTGCACGTCGGACACTCATCGGCCCTGTCGTACACGGCATCAACGATCTCGGCGTGCGTCATTCGTCCGACGCGGTCACCGTGACGCCGCGCCTCTTCACGGCATTCGGTATCGGTGCCCGTGCGGGCGACCCCGCGGAGGGTGATCTCGTCGGTCATCGGTCAGTCTCCACGCTCACAAGATCCTTCGGGTCGATGACAAGCCACGGGTTGCCGGCAGCCTCCACGCGGGCGCGGCAGGCTTTCCGGTCGATGCACCTGGCACCCGGGTCGAACCAGTAGCCCCCTTCCTTGATGGCGTAGCGGGTGATCTCCACCCGGACGAGTTGGGGCGTGTCGCAGAGTTCGCACTGACCCTTGAAGGTGTAGGCGCTCACGTCTCGTCCTTCACCCGGAAGGGGGCGATCGACTCCCTGTACGTTCTTTCAGCGGCCTTATCAAACGCGCTCTGGGTCGCCGTAACGGGCGACCGTGGCGCACCGCTAATGCTCCGCTCCGCTCCGTTCTGACGGAGAGCCGTTACAGGCACCGTTACAGCGGGCGTTACATCGCCCGTTACACCAACCGTTACGTCACCGTGTCTTCGGTTGCGGATGCGCGTTACACGTTCCGTTACTTTCCAGTCGCCTTCCTGCCACTCGTCCCAGCCGTCGATGTAGAGGCGTCCATCTGGAAGCACGATCAGATCGCCGTGCTGAATGAGGTAGGAAACGTGTTTGGCGCGCGGTCCGAGGATGGCACGCAAATAGCGCTCGCTGCGAAAGCGACCACGCCTCGGCTGGAGTTCACCCTGGCAAAAGCAGGCGATGAGCGCGGCGTACGGCCCATCGGGGTACCCCTCTTTGTGTTCGTCAAAGCCGGGGTCAAGTCGTAGATATGCGCGTGGCATCTGGGCGTTCCTCTCCATCCAGAGGGCACCGGCTGGGTCGGATGGGATGGCACCCGACCCGCCGTGCTTTGTGGCAGGCTGCAACCCTGCTCCGTCATTGTACCGCCAACCCAAGGCCGCGTTGCGTGCCGTTCAGCCGTGCCTCTGCGATGGCCACGTACTCCGGCTCCTTCTCGATGCCGATCCAGGCGAAGCCCTCCATCTCCGCGGCGAGGGCTGTCGTGCCTGAAGTTCCGGCGTCACCACCCCGCCCCTTCCCACCAGCGCCGATGCGCCGCGCTCTTCTGATGGTGCGCCATGACCATCGGCAGGAGCTCCATGCGCCCCCCAGCCAGCCTGATCGTCCCGTCGCACGCGCAGCGCTCGAGGCGGTCCTGGTGGGCGTAGAGGCTGCGGATGCGCGCCAACGTCTCGGCGGAGCGCTCGATGTCGGCGTGGATCATGGGACTGCCTTATCGGTGAGACGGCGGTATTCGGCGGCGACAATCGCGGCATAGCCGCGATACCACTCAGGCGGTGGCCCCTGCGTCTCCTTCGGGGGCAATCCCTCGGCGTTGAGTTCGTCTGCGCGGATGATCGCCTCAGTCAGCCGTGCCACGTCGACGAGGCGAGCCTCGACTAGCCCTGCTGCAAGGTCGATTGCCTCAACGCGGACGTAACGGGCCGATGGGTGCAACGCGTCAAGTGCGGCATTCAGCCTTGCGAACGGTCCTGCTTCAGCGCTCGTCACTTCGCCGCCCCCGCGAGGTACGCCAGCAGGACCGGCCGCCACTTCCGCCCGTCGCCCGTCTTCATCCGGTGATGCGCCGCGCAGAGCCGCACGAGGTTGTCCACGGTGGACGGGGACTTCATGCCGAGGGCTCCTGACGCGCGGACGTGATCGATCTCCGATGAGCCATAGCAGCGGCCCTCCATGCCCGCCTGCAAGCCTGCACAGTACCCATCGCGCTTCACGACGGCCTCTCGTACCCATGACGGGATCTGCGTGCCCCTGGAGGCTTTCAGCGGGGTGTGGCGACGGATGGTCATGGCGCGATGACCCCGTTCCGCCGGATATCAATGGCGCGCAGCCACCGCATCGCCACAGCGGCAACCTGTAGGACCTCGACGATCAGGTCTTCTTCTGTCGGATCATCGGGGCCGAGGTTGACCGGCCGGACGCATCGCTTCGTTACGTCCATCGCCGCCTCACCGAACTCTTCAGCGAGCACGGCCAGCCATTCGAGGTCGGTAAGATCGGATTGCTCCCCGAACTTGTTGCGGGCAGCATTCGCCTCATGGCTCACGTCATAGAACACATCGGCCAAATACATCTCGCTCACGACGCACCGAACAGGGGCAGACTCTCAGCTTCCCGCTCCACCTTCACCAACCGATAGCCCTGTTCGTACAGCAGCTCCGCGATGAGCTTCGCCGTCTTGATGTGCGCCGCCCTGTAGCGGCAGTTCTCCCATGAGACGCGGTTCCGCTCTGCGCAGCCCGTGGCGTGGTGAGCGATGACCCACGCCATCCAGACGGCTTCCTCGCTCATGCGACCGGCCACACGCCTGAGTCGTTCTGATGCGTCTTCCCGTCGTGTCCCGCTGGCAGGGTGCAGGGACCGGTGTCCAGGCCCTTGTCTTCGGAGCCGCAGAGCGTCGTGTCCAGAGCGCCGGTTACGGGCTCCGGTGCGGTGCGGATAGCCGGAGCATCGGGCAGCTCGGCCTTCGCGGGCCGCTTGGCCTCCACTCGTTCTTTCAGGGTTGGGGCGGGCGTCGGCTCCTGGACGATCACCTCGGTATCCCAGCGCTCATCCTGCGATGGAGCAGCAACATCGAACGCCCGCCGAAGCGACATGGACTCGGCCACCTTTGTCGCCATCTCAGGTGCGTACTTCTGATTGCCGCCCTGTGTCGGGTAGCGGCCGAAGTAAGTGAACGGGCGGGACATGTCCTTGCGGTAGACCGAGGCCGAGACGCGCCAGAAGCCGTCCACGACTGTCGGCTCTGTCGTCTCGATGCCGTCGAGCTGGCCGGAGCGGTGCGCGATGTGCAGCAGCCCATCGCGGGTGAGATAGGGCCGCCCGTCGATCATGACGAGATGCTTCAGGAGAAGGTCGAGTTCGTAGCGCTTGGCGATGTTCAGCGCTAACTCGCGCTGCTCCGGGGACAGCTTGTCGAGTCCTACGGCCTTCAGGAGCGCTACTCGGCGCTGCCGGTCCTCGGTGTCGGGAGTGGTTGCAGGGAGTGTTTCGGTGGTCATTCGTTCTCCTTTGACACGACGCGGAACGGGCGAACACCGGGCCTGACCGTCGTGTGGATGCCAACCAGAGCTGTGCGCTCCGGCTCTTGGAGTTGTCGCAGGAGCCCATCGGCAATCGACTTCCAGTCGACCGTCTCGGAGTCCTTCGTGCGCTTCCACGTCACTCGCCAGGACGGACCGATGAGCGTGGACGCATCGGCCATCCGCATCTTGATGGCGTTCTCCAGTGCTTCCTCCTGCGCTTCCAGCGCCTTGCGGTTCTGCCTCGACGCGATGAGCGTGGCGACGGCTTCCTCGAGTTCGACGTCGGCCCGTATCTCCGCGCCGCTGTCGTTCGGATATCGGCGTTTGATGGAGTCCGACGACTCGGTGAAGGGACCGCCGGCCGCGAGCCGTGCCCGGAAGTCGGCCGCGATGTCCACAAGGCCGTCGAAGGTGGCTGGGTCATGCTCCACATCGAAGCACTCCAGCTCGGAGCCTGATCGCAGGACCGCGACGTGGGCACGCGGATAGTTCCCGACGCCCATCTGCCAGCGCACCTGCGCCTCCACATCCTGCGGCAGCCCGTCATCCCATCGGCGCGATCGACTGGCCTTCGTTTCCACGATGGTCCGCTCGCCGACACGCTCGAAGTCGAGCGAGGTCGCAGCCCATTCGATCTGGGGATGGACGAGGAACCGATTGACCTTGCGTGTGCGGATGCCGTGGCGGTCCTGGTCCGTCTCGCGGATCACGTCCTCCAGCCGCTTGCCGAGGTCCATCGCCTCCTGTCGCTTGGCGTCGGGAGGGTCGACTTCCGCGCCCATCTTCTCGGCCGCGAGATCCGCTTCGACACGGTAGGGCGACAAGCCGAGGATGATGGGCAGATCCGTGGACGTGATGAACTTCCGTCTGGCCTCCAACCATTCGGCGGTATCGCGGCGTAGCGCGGGTGGCGTGGTCATCACGGGCGCGCTCACTCTGCGGCCTTGCGGGCTTCGAGGGCTTCTGCGAGTGCTTCGAGGGCTTCGGTGGGAGTTTGCCCCGTCGTACCCAGCACGGTGTCATGACCGTTTCGAACACTCGCATCGTAGGGCGGGAGCAGTTGGAGAAACGTATCGAGGTCCAGAGAAAGCACCGAGCCTTCCGGAAGCGCCGCTTCGCATCGTCGCCAGGCCGCTCCCAGCGCGGCGTCCTCCCTGAGCTGGATATGGACTGCGGTCATGACAGATGCCTAACCGACATCAGACCGATCACTACCAAACAGACTCCAATGACGATCCAAGCCCTGATGATCCATCGCCACGGGTCGCTGTTCACCGCGGCCACTCAGTCCCGGCGAGGACGCGCATCGTCTTCACCGCGCTCTCAGAGTGCCGCCACCCGCCCGCGATGGCGTACACGCTGAACCAGCAGAACCGGCAGAGCATGTCGTCCCCGTCGTCGATCTCGTTCGGCACGGGACCGGGGCAGGCGTAGAGCCTGTCCAGGCGCTCCGCGGCGAGGCGGGCGAGCTGCTTGTTTTCGGATGCCGTGAGCGCCATCGTTACCCTCGCTTCAGTGGAAGTGAGCCGGCGGCGTTCCTCCAAGGTAACCGCCGGCTCTTTGTTGCTCAGCGACCGCGAGCCGCACCCATCGACGGCGGTGCCGGGACGCCACGCTTCGGTGTGTCACGTCCCGCGGCCGGAGTGAACGCCGATCCGGGGGGAGAGTCAGCGTTCACTCGGGACGTGGGAAGTTCCGAACCACCAATGACGAGGACGGGCAGGCGCTTCTCTCGGGCGAGCTGATACCACGGGCTCATCTACTTTCCGAACGCCTCTGTGAGTTCGCCCGGTGCCTGGTTGAGCAGGATTTCCCCGAAGACGCGTCGAAGGTCGGCTTCCTCTTCCGGCGATGCCACGACGCCGCGTTCGATCCATGACAGACGGCCGTGCTTCGTCCAGCCGGCGCGCCGCTCAACCTCGCGCTGAGAGAGTCCTGACGCCTGCCGCAGTGCGAGCCACGGGACTTGGGTTCGTGTCATGGCAGCATGGTACGCAGTGGTACGCACCATTGTCAAGAGGCTACCCCACGCGCAGTGCCGTCAACGTCGAGGCGGTACCCGAAGGCCCGCTGTCGGGAACGGTGGCGAGGATCGATCCAGTCGGCCCGCCGTTTCCGGCCACGCTGATGTACCACGTCCCCGAGACGCCGCTCGCCGCGCCATGGAGCGACAGCGTCATCGGACGGGTGAGGGCAGCGCCGAGCGGGATGCCCTGTTCGGTCGAGGCGAGGACGGTGGTGCCGTTCCAGAGCTTCGCGGTATAGGCGTTCGAGTTGCCGGTGGACTGGTTGACGGTGACGGTGCCCCCGAAGATGTAGTCGCCGGTCGCGCCGAGGACGATGGACGGGCCGGTCATGAAGTTGCCGGGGCCGGTATTGATGGGTACGGCCGCCGCGAGCTGCGCGACCTGGAAGCTCGGCGAGAAGCCTGTCGCACCGGTTGCTCCGGTTACGCCCGTACTGCCCACTCCGGGCCCCGTCGCGCCGACCTCTCCTGTGGCCCCTGTGACGCCGGTCGTGCCGTTGCTGCCCGCAGTGCCGGTTGCGCCCGTCTGACCCGTCCCCGTGGCTCCTGTGACGCCTGTGGGGCCCGTGACGCCGGCAGGCCCTGTGGCTCCGGTCGATCCTGCCGCGCCAGTCGTTCCGCCACCCGAACCCGTCACCCACTGGCCGAGGCCGTTGAGGAACTGCACGCCGGTCCCGGAGAGCTTCGGGAGGAAGCCGTGATGGCCCGTCGTGGAGTTGTTCGTCGTGATGTCGGAGATGGACAGGGACGAGTCAAGAGGCGGTTCGGGAACCCATGCCGCCCCGGACCATCGATAGTTGATCCCCACATCTGTGGCGAAGTAGTGGTCGCCCGTGGACGTGCCAGACGCCGGCCGAGACGCGAAGAGGCCGATGCTGAAGATGCTGCTGATCTCGCGCGTCATCGGGTGCTCCTGTTCACGGCACGGGGCCGAGATATTCCATGAGGAAGGTCGAGTCGGTTCCGCCGACGTTGGCGCTGCCGTCGAGATTGTTCAGGAAGTTGCACCAGACCACATCGCCTTCGGAGAGTGGGTAGACGATGGGCGAGATGGTGAGGTTGAAGTCGCCTGGAATGCCGAAGTCGAAGGCCGAGAGGTCATCTTCCCAGAAGGGAGAGAAGTCGTTGACGATGATCCCGAAGGCAGCGACGACACCGCCGCTGGCCGCTGGGTACACGTCCATGTTGCCGCCGACCCGCCAGAGGCCGGCCATGCCACTCGGAACCACGCCCGCGGCCCCAACTGGCACGGTGATCCCCGAGCCGTAGGGACCATGCGTCCCCGTTGACCTGATGCCGTCCGTCTCCGCAAACACCACGTCCCACGCAATCGCGTCACTCGCCCCCGCGAGAACGGACTGGGCGGTGGTCTGACTGAGTGAGAGGCCCCGCCACGTCGCGGAGTTACCCGCGCCCACGTACATCTTGAACGTGCCGGTCTCGCCGCTCATCGGGACGCGATCACGTTCACCACGACGGACGTGCCCGCCGTGTCATGGGTGAGGTCGACGTAGACCTGGCCCGCGGTGTCGGACACATCTCCTCCGGTCGGAGTGACGATGGACCAGCCATCGCCCGGAACCGTCTCGTCCACGTCCGCCCACATCTCGAGGGTGAAGAACGCCGTGTCGCCGGGGATGGTCAGCGCATCGTTCGCCTTGCTCACCATCTGGTAGACGATGCGGTAGGTCGCTCCGACCGGGATGTCCGAGGAGATGAAGATCGCACCCGAGACGGGGCGGTAGTGGTCGATGAGGTTGAACGGGTCGGTCAATGCTCCTGCATACCCGCCCTGTCCGCCGAGGTCCGCCGACTGCGCGGGAAGTCTGGTTGGCGAGGCAAGCTCGAGGTGCGCGTCCCAGAGTCCCGGCGCGACGGTCCCGCCCTGCGAAGGGGTGAGCGTGATGCGCGCGATGCGCTCATCGTGTGCGGCGAGGTCGAACACCTGCGAGGTCGTGGTGATGAGACTGCCGGGTCGGAGTTCCACGATCTGCGAGCCGTTGAGTGGGCCGATGGTGCAGGCGTAGGTCTGCTGCTCGAACGCCGAGTTCAGCAGGTTGTTCACATAGGTCTCGAGGGAGTCCTGGTCAACGCCGTAGTTCATGATGGCCTCCCACTTGAGGCCGCCCGCGTTGTAGATCGCCTGCGAACTGGCGTTGTCACCCGAGACCGTGATGAGGCCGTTGTTCGCCTCGACGGTGTTCATCAGGTTGCCTGGATCGCCGCGGAACTCGGGATCGCGCGGGGCGAAGACCGTCACTCCATCTGCTGCACCCGGCGTGTCGTCGATGGTCAGCCCTGAGAGGCGACCGGATGTCAGTCCGTGGAAGTGAAACTCGAAGAGGTTCTCCGTGTTCGTCGGACACATGAACACCGTCCAGCCGGTGTAGAGGACGAGCGTTGAAAGAATGTCCATCATGCCGTCGCTGTTGTACGTCGCGGCGAGCATCTCGGTGGCGTTGCCGAAGGAGAAGCCCGTATCGAGGTCCACGTCGGCCATGTACGTGCCGAGGAACTCGGAGACCAGCCCGCCCGCCGTGACGAGAGGGTGCGCTGCCGTCCCTGAGTCGGTGACGTAGTAGTTGACCACTCTGCGCCCAATGAGTTGGCGGTTCATGTCCGAGAGCTGGTAGATGCTCGTCATCTCAAGTGGCGATTGCGGGTTGCGAATACGGGTATGGGGTCCGACGAAACCCGTATAGATGAGGTAGTCGCTGGTCGGCCCGCTGCTCGTACCGGAGACGACTGTGACGCCCCCAGACACCACGTCCACTCCTCCAGAGGTGACACCGGAGTCCGAGTCCAGCGTTCCCTGCTCGTAGATCGTGATGCGGTCACCCGCCACCCAGCCCGGATCGCCGGGGACGGGCAACGATCCCTGGCCGATCTCCGCGTCAAGAGCGACCATGCCGAGCGAGATCCCGCTGAGTTGCCCGTCATCGAAGTCATCGCCGGTCGTATCGTCGTAGGCGAGGTTTCCGTTGCGGTAGATGCGCATCTAGTTGCCCGGAGAGAACTTCGGGCGCACCTGCCCACTCCGCACGTACGGACTCTGCGACGGGCTGGCCTGCGTCGAAAGGGCCGAGGTGACAGCCCGCGCCCCGATGGTGATCGGCGGGACGTTCACCGTGATGTTGATGGACTGGCTCTCGTGGGGCACCTCGAGGCCCTGCTTGCTCTTGGGAATACCTGCCGAAGTCCCGGCGTAGTGGGCGATCAGGTTGATGAGGTTCTGCAGGGCCGTGTTCATGGACTGGTGCTTCTTGATGGTCTCCTTCAGCACCTTGTCCAGGTCATCGTTGAAGCGCTTCTGCTGCGCGGCGTAGCGCTGGTTCTCGCGCAGCGTGTCGTTCTTGGCCTTCGTCTCGGCCGCCGCCAGCGTGGCATCTGCGGCATCGGTAGCAGCCTTCGCGTCGTTGCGCGCCTTGGCATCCGCGACTGCCTGCTGCGCCTGGAGGTCGTTGATGTTGAGCTGCGCCTTGAAGTTCGCCAACGCCTCGCGGGCGTCCCGTAGTGCCTTCTGCAACGCGTCGGCCTGCGTCGGATCGGTATTGCGCTGGAGGGCGGTATACGCGGCGTCTGCGGCTTCTGCGAGGTTGCGGAGCTGCTGCTGGTTCTGGACATTCGCCAGCGCTCCCTGCGCCGCCGTGACGGGCTTCGCGTTGTTCGCGAGCTGGGTCTGCAAGGTGTCGTTGATGGCCTGGATCGCCGCGTCGTGTTGCTTCTGCGCGAGCGTCAGTACGTCCTGGATCTTCTTCAGGGCGTTGGCGTGCCAGCGTGCGAAGTAGTCATCCTCGAGGGACTTCGCCGTGCGGTAGGTGTCGGTGATGGCCGCGGTCAGGTCGCGCTGGCGCTGCAGTGCATCCTGTTGGGCTTTGCGAGCGGCGGTATCAAGGGCCGTCTGTCGATTTTTGGCGTCGACCTGGTTCTGATTGCTCTTGGGAAGCGTGCCGGTGTCGGTCGGTTGATTGCCCGGAGCGCCTACGTTACCGCCCGTCTGATCGATACCCAGCGCACCAGCTCCGAGCCCACCGGGGAGACCGGCGAGGGCTGTCACAAGTGCGCCGGTCTCGCTCGTAAGTTGAGACACCGGACCGAGGAGATTGCTGACTTCCGTGTGCGTGATGTCGAGGCCATTGGCAGCGGCGATGGCGTTGATGCCGACCTGATCCAGCCCTGACCCTGTGTTCTGCAGATCGGTCGCCAGCCCGCCGAGTTCGAGGTTGCCGGCGATCGAGGACAGATCGCCCAGCGAGGTCGAAGTCTTGTCTGCTGCCAGCGCGGCGTACTGGGCACGTCCGGCGAGGTTGTCCAGGGCGGTGCCGGACTCCTCCGTGGCCTTGGTGAACCCCGCGCTGGTTTCGATCTGTGCTTGGAACGAGGCTTCAAGCTGCGCGCCCTTGGCGAGATACTGGTCCTGCGTGATGAGACCGTTCGCGAACTGACTCTGGAGCTCTGTCAGGGCGAGGTTGTAGGCGATGGTGGCCTCGGCCTCGCGGTTGTTGACATCGTTGAGCTTTTCGAGATCGCCAACCGTTGTGCCGATCTTGTCTCCGACGCCGCCGAGGATGTCCGCGAAACCGCCGAAGACATCGGCCACGCCACCGACGACGGCCGAGATGCCCTGCATCCCGGTTGCGAGCGCGGGCAGGAGCGAGCTGCCCAACTTCTCCATCGCCTCGTTGATGGCAACCTGGGAAGCCTTGAGCTTGCCGCCCTCGGTGTTCGCAAGCTCCTCTGCCGCGCCGGCCGTGACCTTGTGGACCGCCGCGAGGGCTTCTTCCTGCGTAGCGCCGGCCTTGATGACGATACCGAGCGCTGCCAGCGCGCGATATCGTCCGGCCTCGACCCGGACCAAATCGTCCGTCGCGGTCGCAAGGTCAATGTGCTTGAACGCCGCGAGGTCGAGCGCGATGGCCTCGGCGTCTAGGGCATCGTTGATGTCATGGGTTGCCGCCGCCAGTCGCGCGATCGCATCGCGTTGCGTTTCGTCCGTGACGCCGAGCCGTTCCCGCGACTTGATGACCGCCTCGATGGCATCGCGGTTGCCATCCCATGCCCGCACGTTGGCAGTCAGGGATTGCGTCAGGAGCGCGACCGACGCTTCGTCTTCGAGCGCCGCTTGTGCCGCGCCCGACAGGATGTCGGCCACGCCCGCAGCAGCAGCGAACGCAACGAAGCCAACCGCTGCCGACTTGATCGTAGATCCGAGTCCGGCAAGCCGGCTATTGGTAGTCGCTGCCTGACCCTCGAGGCTGGCAAGGCGACTTTCTGCCGACGCGATCCCCGCCGACATGTTGTCGATGAGATCAAGCGAAACCAGTAGCTTGGCGGTCTCCGCGAGTCCAGCCATCAGCTCAGCCGCTCAGTGCTGGATGACTCGATCAACCCCGCGAACGCAGCGTCCTCCTGCGCCCGCATCCTCCGGGCGTGCTGGCGCATCGGCGCACCGATCCGCTCCTCGACGAGAAGCTGCAGGGTGAGCCGTGCCTCGTCCCACGTGATCGGGCCGGGGCCGCGCACTTCTACCCAGCCGAACTCGTGGGCGAGGATGGCCTCGACTGCCCGCGGGGCCGTGAGCCAGAAGGCGGGGTCGCTGATATCGACCCGTCCTTCGGCCCAGTCGGCAATGCCCTGGATGTCTGGGGAGATGTCATCCCCAGACTCCGAAAAAAAGGGGCGAGAACCCGATCGCTGTAGAGATGATTGGCCTGCTCCAGCACCTCATAGCCGCCTTGGTCCCACGGGATCAACCGCTCGGCGTTCGCCCTCGTGATCGGGACGAGATCGCCCGGTTCGCCATCTGGCCCCAACGGACCCGTGAACGTCCACGCGGTGATTGCGCGGGGGATATAGGCGTCGAGCATGGCAGTCTCCTTGGCCTGCCACGTTGCCTCGGTATTGGAGAGCATCTTGTAGGCGTAGATGCACAAGGGAATGCTGGCCTCTCCCTCGAGGTACACGTGCTCCTCGGTGTGCGGCGTGCCCGGACATGGGCAGTCGTTCGGGCGGATCGTCACGTCGACGGGGGTCACAGCGTCGTCCTTGTCGAAACGGAAACGACGTGGAACGGGTAGCCCAGCCCCGCGTCGTAGACGTTCGTGCCGGTCAACTGGAACGCCGTGTTCTGGTTGATCGTCTGCTCGCTGCGGGTCTTCCAGTAGCCGGGCAATCGAATGTCCAGCGAGTAGTTCACGCCGGCCTCGGCCAGTACCGGCGAGGTCGTCTTGATGCCCCAGAACCGCTCGGTCGGGTTGACGCCGATCCACTTCACGGCTTCCGCGATCCATGCCGTCTGCTTCGCGCCGACCATTGAGAAGGTCACGGTGCGCTTGCCGCGCGAGTAGTTCTGGATCTGGAAGCGGGTGTTTGAGCCGTTGATGATGCGCTTGGGGTCGATGCTGTTCTCGATGGTCAACTGCGCGGAGTAGGCGATGTCCGTGAGCTTCGTCGTCTCGATCGCGCCCGACGTGTCGTTGACGTAGAACTCGGTGTCCGCCGCGAAGAGGTACGTGGGTGCCACGTCCACGGTCAAGGCACCCGTGGGAGTGGAGGGGTAGACCGCCGCCGCGCCGCGCCAGTCGAGCGTGGCGTAGATCGGCCCCTGGTCCTGCGGGTAGTCCAGCAGCACCTTGTCGATGAGGAAGCCCGTGCCCGCCCACGCATCGGCCGTGGCGTCGTCGAACCATTCCGCGGTGTAGGTGTCGAACACGTCCTGCGACGTGGAGGCGGGTGAGGCGGTCAGCGTCTTGGCGGTGCCACCGCCGGTGAACGAGAGGCCGCCCATGACACCGGCGGAGATCCACGTCGGGGCGTCGTTCGCGGCGAGCTGGCCGGTCGTCTGGATCGTCAGGTCGAGGCCGGTCCGATACGGAGCGAGCGCGTCGTCGAGCGTGCCCGTGTCGGCAGTGGGTGTCGTCCAGTGCGGATCGACTGTTGGCGCGGCGTCCCACGGGTAACGTCGTGTCGCGGGAACCTGCGTCTTGAACGTGCTCTCTTTCCCGAGTTGGAAGGCCCGGAGCCTTGCGGAACCTGGAAGCGGCGTGAGCGGCATCTTGTCTCCCTGCGAGTCGGGTGACGGTCTGCTCTGCGCTCACTCGCTCTCGCGCAGGACCGGCGGGAGTTGGGCTCCTCTCAGATGCGCCCCTCCGCGAGCTTGGAAACGGAGAACTGGAACTCCACGGCGACGAAGATCGTGCCGCCCTCGTCGAACTCCGTGTCGATGGTGGCAGTGTGCGTCAACAACGAGAACCCGGAGGCGGCGTGGTAGTTCGCGGTGAACACGTCTGTCAACGCGTCCACCACGAAGTTGATGCGGTCGTCGGACTCCATCGGCTCACCCATGCGGTCCGCGACGAAGCAGGAGAAGCCGTCCATGATCCGCGTCCGGACGCCCACCGACGTCTCGATGGTCTCGTTGAACCCGCCGACCCAGAACACCGGCAGCTCGACCGTCGTCAGCGAGCGCGGGCGGGTGTGGCGGACGGCGCGGATGATGGTCGGGTTGGCTGCGGCGAAGGTCTGCATGATGGACAGCATCCCCGCCTGCAATGCCTGGCGGAAGCCCGTGCCGAGTTCCCACGTCACGGAGCCGTCCGTCACAGTCTGCGTGACGCCGGGGTTGACGCCCGCGAAGGGATCGCTGTTGCCCGACGTTCCGCCCTGCGTACAGCGCCACGTATTGCCGGCGAACGTCTCGGGGATGACCACCGCCGTCACGGTGTAGTCCGTGTTCGGGAGCCAGACGGGCTGCCAGACGGGCCACTGGCTCATTGCCAGAGCTCCGAAAGATTGTGGATAACTTCTCCCCTAAACCCCTTGACATTCTCTACGCTAGGGTAGATAGTACGTACATCAGGGGAGCACAAGAGGGGAACGAAATGCAGGTACGAACGCTGAACCCGATCCAGATCCAGACCCGCGACGGGCACCGCGATCTCCCGGCTGGCTCCATCGGCCAGTTCGTCCGAGTGGTTCGATACGACGTTTTCGGTGATGACATCGTCGTGGTCTTCGATACCGACGCCAACCCGAACGTCGGCGAGCTGCGCATCCCGGCCGAGGATCTGGAACCCGTTCAGTGACGCTGATCGAAGCGGCGGCATCCCTCGGGGTGACCGCCGCGACTCTTCGCCAGCAGATCGCGAATGGGAAGCTCCGCGCACGGAAGGTCGGCCGCGACTGGTCCGTGACGCCCAAGGAAGTCGAGCGGTATCGACAGGCATCACGACGCCTTGTTCCACGCTGAGACGACATCGATCGCGATGCCGTCTCCGACCTTGGCCTGCGCATCCCGGACGGACTTGGCGATGTACGGGCGGGCGGGCATTCCCTTGACGGAGCGGACGGTGATCCGTCCTGCACTCGCGCCTGCCCTGCCCTTGCGCGGCGTACCGGTGAGGCGCAGGGAACCGCCCCGACCGAAGGTGCCGCCCATCCACGACAGGGCCCGTTTCGCTCTGGGCGTGATGACGTGATGACGCGGACCGTAGATGCCCGTTCCGGTGTCGATCCACGTCGCGACGGGGCTGCCGGTGATCTCGGCCGAGGTCTCCGTGACGCGCGCGACCTGGATGGAGCGGCCGGTATTCCCCGTCTTCCGTGCGCCCACTTCGACCGTCCCACGGACGAGCTCGCCGCGCGTGATCGCGGCGGCCGTCTTCATGTACTGCAGACGCGCCGAACCCACCGCCTTGAGGCGGGCCCGCAGCGCGCTCGCGCCGATCAGCGTCTCAGCCATGCGGCACGATCAGTTTTCGCATATGGCCGAGGAACACCCTTCCGCGACAGCGGTCACAGAGTGAACGCAACTCGCCGGTCAGGGGCAGTGGCACGACGTTTCCGCGGCGTCGTCGGCAGTGCAGGCAGAGGGGTGCGATCGGGCGCACGTACTACCCCCCCACTGAGACCATCATGGCCCCGCCCTTCCACGCCGCAATAAATTCCCTCACTTCGGGAGGCATCTGGGAATAGTTCAAGATCCCACCGGCCGGCGTGATCGCAACGTCTGCCAGGATCGACGCGGGGCGCATCGTGTAGAAGCTCGCGAGCACCTTGACCGCGTGCAGCCAGTCGTACGGCTCGCTGCCCTGCGCGTACCCCGCGTCCCCGGTGATGAGCAGGTCGTTCGGCATGGACGAATAGAAGTACCCGCCGCCGTAGTTGCCGGGATAGAACGGCGAGTCGAGCGCCTTGTCGAACCAGTTCCGGTCTGCGATCCACCACGGCAGCCCCTGCGCGTCGGCGCGGAACGCGCGGAACTGCAACCCGGTATAGAGGCCGGTCTGCATCGCATCGGGGACCGCCCAGACGGACGCTGCGCTGGGATCGTTCACATCGACCGTCAGGATGGTCCCGCCCCAGCTCACCTGCGTGAACGTGCGGAAGCCGGGAATGGGGATCTGTGCCCGCAACATGGTCGTCTGCCGGTAGGGCACGGTATCGAAAGTCTGATCCACGAAAAAGCGCCCGGTCACCTGCTCCAACCGGCTCTGGGCGGCGAGGATATTCGACGAGATGGTGGCGTCGGTGTACTGCGAGGTCGAGGGTGTCGTGTTCAGGGACAGGTACTCGCGCACGGCATCGACCGAGACTGTGAGCGTCACGCCGCGACCTCCTGGGGTAGTGCCGCCATGATGAGATCGCGGAACTGCTCCGCCGCCCTGCTCCACCGGAACGCAGCGCCGACGTGGATCGCCCCGCGTGCGCCGATGTTCTGCCGCTCCTGCCTGCGCAGCATCACGACACCCATCACGGCCGAGGCGAAGAGGCGTTCGTTCACCGCCGCCCACCAGTAGCCGTAGATGTTGTCGTCGAGGTAGGCAGGGGGAACGAGCAGACCGCCGGGAGCCTGGCGGATGGTGTGCGCGGTGAAGGACGTGGAGATGGGCAGGGGATCGGCTCCCAGCACTTCGGGCACGGAGCTGTAGTCCATCGCAACGACTGGCGTGCCGCACGCCATCGCCTCCGCGATGGTCAGGCCGAACCCTTCCGCCGACGTGGAGACGTAGATGTCAGCGGCAGCGTAGAGCGCCGCCATCATCTCGGCCGGCGCGCCGAGGCCCTGGTCGTGGTAGCCGGTGGGTTGCATTCTTCGCGCCACATCGAGCGGGAACTGCGAGCGGAAGGTGAACAGGTTGCCGCCCTGGTCCACGGAGCGGCAGTGCCAGAGGAAGTCCACCTCGTCGCGCTGCGCCATCACCACGGCCAGCGAACGCAGCAGGGACGGATAGCGCTTACGCGGCATCAGGCGGTCCGTGCGCAGGATCAGGAAACGCGCAGGATCGAGGCCGAAGAACTCCTTGCACTCGCGCTGGCTGCGAAGCACGCGGAAGTCCCTGCCGTTCGTCCGGTCGTGCAGGACGATCGGGTGTTCGCGGGAAGGCCGGTGGTAGGTCTGCGTGTCCACGCCGTGGTAGACGTACGGCACGGGACGGCCCAACAGGCGTTCGAGCTCCATCGCGCCGAAGCGAGAAGTGGGGACAGGTTGCGCCTTCTGCCAGAGCGCCCGCCATGCCGGCGGGGAGCCGATGCCCTCGATGGGGACGTAGTGCAGGACCGGCAGGCCGTCCGGGATGATGTCGAGGACCGGGGACGCCTCAAGGCTGCCGGGATCTCCGAGGATGATTGCCGCGTCCGGTGTCCAGCCGTCCGCGAACAACCCGCCACTGAACATCGCGGCGAGCCGTTCGGCCGTCTCCGGTTCACCGAAGGCCAGCCACCCATCCTCGGCCTCGAGACTGGCGGTTCGTGATCTGATCTCCTCCGGCAGATCACTCCACCAGCCCGATCCCGGCGTCGGTTCGTTGAGCGAGCAGAAGCGAAGGTCGAGGCCCAGCGCCAGGAGCTCGCGGCCCAATGAGAGCGTGACCGTGCCGAACCCTGTCTGCGCGACATCACCCAGGAACAGGACGCGGGTCACGCGGTCACCGCTTCCGTCTGGACGGTGTAGTAGGTTCGCGTCTCCCAGCGACGGCGGTCGTTCTCAATCCACGCCATCACCGTCTCGTGGTCAACGAGCGACGTGGAACCCATCGCGGCGTGGTCGATCGGCAGGCCATCGATCCTCGCCACGAGCAGGCCCTTCGCCCGTACCCGCTCCTCGAAGTCATCGTCGCCGTACCAGAGCTGGTACTTCTCGTCGAAGGGAACGTCGAGGTCGGCGCGGAACATGAAGCAGAAGCCGGTCATCGCTCCCGCGCCCCATGTCCCCTGCGTGATCATGGCGCGGAAATGCCCAAACCTCTCGGAAGTAGCGCGTTTGCAGTCGGGATATAGGACGCCGTATTCGGCCACTTCCTCGAGCCACCCAGCCATGAGATTGAGCGTCCCCGGCAAGATCGTCACGTCGTCATTCATCACGCAGACGTACTCCGCGCCGCGCTCGATGGCCTGTCGTACACCGTCGTTCCAGAGTCGGTAGAGGGACCAGTCCGGGGCGTGGGTGCCGGTGTCGTGGACGACCACGGGCAGGACGCCATCGGCGCGCAGCGTCTCCAGGAGCGGCGTCAACTGCGGCGGCTCGAAGCGGGTTGCGATGACGGCTGCGATCAGCGCCATGTGATCGTCATCCCCAGCTCCACCGCGATCTCGTTCGCCAGCTTGCCCGCCAGGAAGTAGCCGCCATGCGGATCGTCGACCAATCCCACTCCCGGCTCCCAGCGTTCCGTATTCCCCTTGACGTAGGCGTCGTGCCCGAGCATGAGCAGATCCGTCTCGCCCCAACTGTGCGCGATCCTCACCGCCACCGGCGCGCTCATCGTGTGCCACGGCAGACCGAAGTCCTGCTCAACATCGACCACGATGCGCGGCGAGTAGTCCGCGAGGCAGAACGGGCTTTCCGCACTTGTGACGATCAGCGTCTCCGGCTGATGCGGAGCGACCATCGGCCAGGTCGGGCAGTTCCCACACGCCTGCACGTCAGGCTTGCCGTGATGGTCGTGCGGGATGCAGCCGTCCTTCTGCATGGAGAAGAGCGCGTTCCCGAGACCCAGTTCCCGGACGTAGATGATCGCTGCGTTCAGCGTGATGACCGGGCCAGCCGGGAAGTCCTCGCGGGTCAGCGAGAGCAGCGACGGTCCGCGGCCCACGATGGTCGTCGTCATGCCGGGACGGCCATGAGCGTGCTCGTGTCGGGGTGGTAGTTGTACCCGCCCCGTGTCGTGCGGTCGGCGTCGGGGTTCGCGTGCAACCACGCGATGATCTCCTCCCCCGTGCAGCCCGGTCCCAGTTCTCCGACGATCTGGCGGATGAGCGCAAGGTCTGCAGCAGTGTCCAGCGTGACGCGATGTGCGTACTCGTCGGCACCTGGACGAGTCACGGTGACCAGCGGGAAGCGATCCGGCCGGCGGTCGAAGAAGGCGTTGTAGTAGATGCGCTCGTCGGGATCGACAGCCTCCGCGTCTGCCTCGTAGAGCGGCCATGTCGTGACGGCCTGGACGTTGAGACCAATAGGCCAGCCGCGCGTCTGCACGTTCGCGTGGAGAGTAGCGGCAACGGCCTTCAGCGCAACGCGCACTACGCCCGGTTCCGTCAACGGACAGTCAGCCCCAGTCATCACGACCTCGGTCGCCCGCACGTACTTCGCAGCGCCCGCCAACCGGGCCAACAGGTCTGTCGGGTGACCGAGGAACAGGGTGGCAGTGCCGGGAGGGATGGCGTGCTCGATGGGTTCGCTCGTCCCGTCGTCCGGTGCGCAGACGACGATGTAGTCTGCCGAGCCTTTGAGGCGGCGCAGCATCAGCGCCAGCGCCTGCTGGCCGCAGATGTCCATGACCGGCTTACCCGGCAGCCGCTCGCTGGTCATGCGTGCCGTGATGAGCAGTGCCGTCGTCATTGCTCTCCTGCGATGGTGTAGGCGGTCTCTCGTTTGGTGAGGTCGGCTGCCTCGATGCGGTTGTAGACGGCATCGTCGACGCCGATGCGCTCGGCGGGCTTGGAGTGGATGAGATATGCGCCCAGGGGAGCTTTCGGGAGGAACGGCGTCCCGCGGGTATCGCTCTCCGCGCGTCCATGCAGCATCACCTGTTCGTGGAGGGGCTTGTACCAGCGACTGGCGGGATGGTTGCGGAAGAGCCGGCAGTGCCAGTGCTCCTCCCATTCCTCGCCGCGCCTTCCGCCGTACCAGTTGCGGGTGAAGAAGAGATAGCCCAGCGGGGCGGGATACAGGGCGTCCTGCCAGATCACGTCCTGCTGCTGCACCGCGTCCACGGAACGGATGAAGTCGAGCATGGCGTGGGAGGGCAGTTCGTCCGGGTCGACGTGCAGGATCCAGTCGCCCGTGACGTGGGGGAGTGCGGCGTTGCGGCCCGCCGAGAAGTCGTCCACCCATCGAAAGGGGACGAGCGTCACGTCGGGCCACTTCGCCATCGTCTCGGCAGTCTCTACCGCCGTGCGGTCATCGACCACGACCACGTACTGACTGACCACCGGCCGGAGGTATTCGACCAGTGCAGCCAGGCGGTCGACGGGAGGGTCGAGGACCAGCAGGGCGGCAGAGACTGTCATGCGATCAGGGGATGACGCCGGTGATGAGCTGTGCGGCTCCGACCGCGCAACCCGTGTAGGCGTTCCAGCCGATCTCTTCCTCACCGCGGAAGCCGATGAGGTTCTTGTCCCAGCGGTCTCCTGCGACGTCGCTGGTGTCGATGCGGAACTCCATGCCGCGGTACAACTTGAACACCTTCCAGTCGGCCGCGATGGCGCGCTTGGTCGTTGAGGTGTTCGTGTTGAAGTTGGCGTCGTAGTAGATCGGGATGCCCCGGAAGCGCAGCGAGAAGTCGCCGCCGACCTGGAAGCCCGCGCCGAGCAGTTCGGACATGAAGAACCCGGCCGTGTCCGAGCCCTGCGCGAACAGGCTGTAGTACGTGGCCGCGTCCATGACCACCGCGGACGGGGTGCGCGAGCGAGAAGCAAGCGCGCCGAAGGCGGTCAGGAGTTGCGCCGCCGCGGAGCCTGCGATGGTGCCCGCGACCGGGACGCCGGTCGTGGTGTACGCGCCACCGAAGCCGTTGGCGAGGGCGGTGTAGATGCCCACGGTCGGATCGCCGGTCCCGACGGAGCCGGTGCCTGCGCCCGCGAGCATGTAGTAGTTCTCACCGAGGATGGCGGCCTTGCCGAGCTCGTCGATCACGTCGGCTTCCGCCGCGCCTGCCGAGAAGCGGGCGTACTGCTTGCCGATGTCGTAGATGCGAGCCAGCGTGCCGAGGGTGGCCGTGTACGAGCCATATGCCTCGTTCACGTTCTCCTTGGTCGTGCCCCAGTCCTGGAACACCATCCGGGCCGGAGCCCCGGTGCGGTACGGCTGGTCCACGCCGCGGACGTTGACGCCCGTGCGGACCGTGACGAGGAGCTGGTAGACGGCCGCCTGTGTCTCAGGCTTCACCAGCGTGTCGACGAGGTTGTTCGGCAGGACGTACCCGCCTGTTGCGCCCGTCGCGCCGAGCGTTGCCTTCGAGGCTTCCGGCATGCCCCACCAGAGCGCGCCGAGGTCCGCCAGCTTGGCCTTGCCACGCTGCACGGCCTCGAAGTCGATGCCGCCGGTCTCGATGGCGTGGATGTCCAGCAGGGCGGTCAGCAGCTCGCCCGCCTGGTAGTCGCGGATGCTGGCCTTGAGGGCGGGGTGCGGTGTGCCGCCGTTGCCGCCTGCGATCATGCGGTTGACCGGATCGGCGGCCTGGCCCTGCCCGATCAGCCCTGCCTTCGACGGCACGCGGAGGTCGGCCAGCGCCGCCTTCACCGCCTCGTCGATGCGCTTCTTCTCCTCGGCCGCCTGCTGCTCCTTCGCTGCAAGGATCTCGGCCGTCTTCTCTGCGATCCCCGCCTCGGCAGCGACCACCCGGCCACTGTCCTCGGCGCTCGCCTTGCTGCGTGTCTCGTCGATCCGACCGACGAGCTCCCGGATCGCTCCGGTGAGTTCGCCCATCTTCTCGGTGAAGTCTGTCTCTGACACTGGTGCTCCCTGCGAGTAAGGGTTGCCGTGACCCGACCGTCACCCGCGCTCCGGCCGGACGGTGAGGGGCTAGCTCGCCAGCTCCTCGAGGATGTCTGCGCGGTCGAGCTTGGAAAGCACCGTTCCCAGCGCCTCCAATGCCCGCCGAAGCTCGGCCTCGTTCGCCGCAGAGAGGACGCGTCCGGCCTTACCGGCAGAGCGACCGCGCGGACGCAAGCCGGAACCGGCGTCCGTGAAGCTGCCCTGCAAGCTCGCGCCTGCCATGTCCAGTCCGACCAGCGCCGCTCTCAGAGCGGAGAGGCCCACTTCGTCGAAGGGAATGTCGGGGTCGTCCAGGTACGCCTTGAGGCTCGGGACGACCGCGTGGGTGTTCTGCGGGGAGGTGGTGATGGTGTGGCGGATCAACGGCCAGACTTCGATGCGCCCGTCGTCGGCCTTCTGCTTGAACGCCGCCTGCGACGAGCCGAACAGCGGGACTGACCGTTCTTCCAAACTCTTGATGAGGGCCAGCCTTCGCTCGCCGGCCTTCGCCCACCAGTCGGCCCAGTACCCATCGTCCTCCGGGTCTTCGTCGAGGACGATACGGCCGAGTAGCGTGCCCTTCATCCGCGATGCCTTCGGGTCGTTCACGCCAAAGTCATCGTGGTGCCAGTCCACCATCCGCTCGCGGGAAAGGTGGAGGGCGGGGAATGGGCCGTACAGATCCGTCTCCGCGTCGAAGTACTCGCCGTCGAGGTCCAGGCCCGCCTTGCCGCCGGGGAGGGGCCCTGTGAACGGCACGACCAGGACGCGGCGCGGAATGTCGCCCATCAGCCAGCGGTCCAGTCGTCGACCCGACATCGGCTCTGCCTTCGCCTCGAAGGTGGACTTCTGCGCCGGCTCACCGATGCCGAGTTCCTTGGCAGCTGCTTCCACCTTGCCGCGCGCCTTGGCCTCGAACTCGCTCTGCGGGAGACGGGAGAGCGCATTGCGGACGTGCGCCGCGTCGGGCTTGCCGTTGGCGTCACGGATCGGGAAGTGGCGCAACGAGCGAGGGGTTGTCTTCCCTCCCGCATCCTTCGTGCCACCCGCCTCGACGTACGCGAACGAGCGGTCCGGGAGGTCGTTGATGTAGGCCGCGGTCCACTCGGCCTTCATGGCGTTGAGCATTTCAGACGCTCGCTTTCATGTTGCGGAGAGTACGCCACGCTGGAAGGGTCACTTCACCACTCGTTGATCGTATTCGTCGGGCTGCGATAACTCAGCCCGTCGAGTTCGGGGCTGATCCAGGGGAAAAGGCCGAGGATGTCCACGTCGTATCTGCGCTGGAGTTCGCGCTTCACGCCGAGCGCCTGGCGTTCGGTCCTCGCCAGCCAGTCCGCCATCCACGCAGGCTGCTCGCCGTCCGGGTCGGCAGGGTGGCCGTAGCCCGCGAAGTGGGTACGTCCCTCGAGGAGCCCGCAGACCAGCCCCACCACGAGGATGACCTTCGCCCCGGCGTAGCAGGCGAAGTGCATGGCAGTGGTCATCGTGGACATTGAGACGACGAGCTGGTCCGGTTCCGTGGGCCAGTCGCGGACCGCATCGAAGTCGGCAGCCTTGTTCGGCAGGTGGTCGTAGATGAACAGGTCCGCAATGTCCGGCGGTGTGGGACGATCCGGGTTGCCGTAGGGACCGGCGGAGCAGATGATCGGCACGCCGGGGAAGGCTCCTGCGTTGGGGATCGCCTCTTCCGTGTGCTCCTTGACTACGACGTACTGCGGCGTCAGGCCCCACTTCCGCGCGGAGCTGTTCACGCTGATGACAGGCAGGGCTTCCAGCGCCCGAGGTCGAAGGTAGTCCAGCCCGCCCGCTCCGAGGACGATAACGGTCCGACCTTGCAGCGCGCCACGGAAGTGCGCGATACTGCCCGCAATCCGGCTAGTCACCGGAGGTGGATCGGCAGTTGCTGATCGGAGCGGCCCGACAACGCGAACGCGCTCAGGCGCAATCGATTGACCATCGATAGCCGCGTCGGGCAACGCTCTCATCGCGCCGCTTCCCTGTACCTGAGCCACTGTTCAACGGATAGCAGGGCAGCCGCGCGGCCCTCTGCGAAGCCGCCCTGCTCGGGGATTGCTGCGAGAGCGGCGCGGCGTTCGACTGCGATGTGCTCGCGGATTTCGTCCAAATGCTTACTCAGAGGGTGACGCGTCAGCCCTTCCATGACGTTCTCCACGGGCGTCACGTCGTAGATCGCATCGCGGGCAGCGGTGCCGCGCAGACCATCGACGTTGATGGCGACCACTGAAGGATGGAGAGCAAGATAGCGGATCACTCTCTCCGCTTCGATACTGGTGGCCCCGATGACGCCGTAGAGGTACTGCGTCAACGTCAGATCAGATGGGTTATCCACCGTGAGCCGGTAATGATCGTATAGATCCGGTCCGTCTCGCCGGATCACGGCGGCGGGGTAGGTCAGCGGACGGCGCTCCCAGAACGGCACGACGTGCTGGCGCTCGTCGGGTGCCGTGGCGAGGCGGTGGCCGTCCTCCATCGCGGCGCGCGTCCAGCCCCAGACGTTCATGCCCAGCGGCCAGCCCTGCGTCTTGACGTACTGCACGTCGCCGCGCTCCAGGCGGTCCAGGACAAGATCGAAGAGGGCAGGATCGAGGAAGGGATCGTCGGCCCCGGCGAGCAGGATGAAGTCGGCGTGACTCCATACAGCAGCGAGCCGATGGATATCCATGACATCGAGATCGGCATGGAAGCAGTACACGCCAAGCCGGTCGGCAAGATCGAGGATCTCTGGATCACCCCCGTTGTTCGCGATGACCACCTCGGCCCGCGAGCGCGAGAGGCGTTCCACGAGATGCTGGAGGATGGGCTTCCCGCCGACCTCGGCCATGACCTTGCCCGGCAGGCGCGTCGAGGCCATGCGCGCGGCGATGGAGATGATGGCCTTGGTCATGTCAGTCCTCTCACAGAATGCGCCATCTGTCGTACAGTACACGTATGCCAAAGGGCGTGTACGTACGCAGTGAAGCTGTGCGAGCGGAGATCGGCAGGCGTCAGGCCGTCCGGGTCGGAGTCAAGGCAGCCCACTACATTCCGCTCCCGAAGCGCATGGCCTCCAAGACGAGACGCGGCGGGGACGATGAGTGCTGGCAATGGACCGGCTCTGGTGATGGCAAGGGGTACGGGAAGATCAACATAGACGGGCGCATGGTCCATGCCCACCGAGTCGCCTGGCAACTCGCCAACGGGCCCATTCCAGATGGCCTGCATGTCCTGCACACCTGCGACAACCGCGGCTGCGTCAATGTCCGGCACCTGTGGCTCGGCACTCATCAGGACAACATGCGTGATAGGGACCACAAGCGGGCTATGCGACAAGCCGCATCGGAGGCGTTTCATACCATCCCTCGCGACGGAGAGTTCTGAGACGCCGAAAATACCTGTCGAACTGAGGCCCGATCGCATCAGTGCCATAACGTCCGATGGCATTTTGACGGATGGCGTAGCGGTTCAGGGAACCGGCTGACTTCGCTCCGTTCATGAAATCCGCGAGCGTCGGACAGGTATAGCCGTTGACTCCGGGGACGATGTACTCCCGGAAACAGCCCCACTCGGCGGACAGGATGGGCGTGCCCGTTAGAAGCGACTCGATCCCTACGCCCCCTCCGGGCTCCAAATATAGCGTCGGGCAGAACGTGGCGATGGCACCGCCCATCAGCCTGGCGCGTTCCTCCACTCCCACCACTCCGACGTACTCCACGTCGCCCTCGAGGATCGTCCCGTCCGTCGCGGTGATGCGCCCCAGTTCGTCCGACGCCACGCCCTGGCCCGCCACGATGAGCTTCGCGCCGATCCTTCTGCATACGTCCGCGGCGATGTGCGGGCCCTTGCGCGCAACCACGCGGCCGAGATAGAGGAAGTACCCACCGTCTCCTTGGCCCTCTGGGAAGTCCGCCACTTCGTAGGCCCTGGGGATCGTCTCATCGAAGTTGCGCACGTCCGAGAGCAGATCAGCGCCCTCCTGACCCTGCCCCGTCGCGATGCCATCTGCGTAGCCCGAGTGGAAGTAACGCCACGCCCACGACTCGAACACCCTGAACGGTGCCCAGACGCCCTTGTAGCCGATCCCGACTTCGACCGGGACGAGTTCCAGGTCTGCGAGCAGGGTCGCTGTGAGCTGGTGACTGACGCCCATCGTGATGCCCAGAAGATCGCCGCGCTTCGCCCGTTTGCGGATGGCGTCCGCTGCGCGCACGTTGAACTCTATCCAGTGAGGACGTGACGGGTCATAGTCGCTGAACGTCGTCGCGGAGGTCAGGCCGGGGAAGTGGCGCTGCTGCCATGCGCGGTCGACGATGGGGACGTACTCGGTCACCACGGCCTCGTTGCGCTCGCCGCCGTAGAGAGCGACCTTCCCGTACATGCTCATCATCGTGGCGAGGACGCGCGTGCGCGCGGTGAAGGCTTCGGCCTCCCACTCTCGCGTCGTCTCCGTCCACGGCAAGCCAAGTACGTGCAGCGTCATATAGACTCCGAGGTCGCGGCGGTAACCCGGTCGGAGTCATGACGATGCCGGGCCTGCGAACCGGATGAAGCTGAGGTCTCGCGCGAGACAGAAGCGAGAGCCGGCCACTGGTGCGAACCAGCGCCGCGTATCAGCCCCACGTCGTCACCCGGACCTCGCCGCGCGCTCCTGCGCCGCCACCGCCCCCCTGCGCGCCGGAGCCGCCGCCGCCTCCACCGCCACCCCCACCAGGAGCGCCGCCGGGAGCACCTGAACCAGCAATGGCAGAAGCCGCGCCGGTGCCACCCCCTCCTCCACCTCCACCGCCGCCCCACGAGCCGGTGCGGCTGCCCGCAACGCCTGAGAGTCCTGCTGTACCGCCCGCACCGTCCGTCTGGTTCACTGCTGTCACTGCCCCGCCCGCGAGGCCACCCGGCCCGCCAGCGAAGCCTGCGACGGCAGTGGTGCGGCCTCCTCCTGCCCCGCCACCGCCACCCCCGTAGATGGAGGTCGTACCGGAACCGCCAGTGCCTGCGACACCCGTGGAGGTTCCCCCACCACCGCCTCCACCGCCCCAGTTGTTGTAGCCGATCCCGGACGCAACGCCCATGTTCGTCGTACGCGTCTGTCCACCACCGCCACCTTGTGGCCCCTGCGCTGTGGAGTTCGCAGCACCACCTCCGGGCCCGCCACCGGCCCCACCGGCAGCAGCGGAGCCGTTCGCGCCACCGGCCCACATCCCTCCACCGCCACCGCCACCCGATCCAGTGGCCGCTGCGCCGGCCTGTCCGCCCCCACCGCCGAATGCTTGCAGGTAGGCACCGAACGCGGAGAAGTTGCCAGATGCGCCGTTCACGCCCTGCGCCGCGCCCGTGGTCGCGACTCCCACGGTGACGCCGGTCACGCCGGTGACGTCGGCCGGGTCGAACCACGCTTCGGCGTAACCCCCACCTCCACCGCCCCCGCCACCCGCGACGGCCGCCGCTCCTGTTCCCCCGCCTCCACCTCCACCGCCGCCCCAGACCTGGACGAATATGCGCTTCGCCCCGGCAGTCTTGGTCCAGACCCCGGTGGTGACGGTGAAGATCTCAAGCTTCGGTCCTGTCTCACCGTGCAGATGGTCGCTGCGGGCGGCGAAGAGCGATGTGCCTGTCGAGGAGGCGGATCCGTAGTTCTGGGCCACGGGTGCCGTGCCGGTGAACGCTGCAATCGCTGCATCCGAGTTGATCGCCGTGCCTGCCGTGCCGGTCTGCGCAACGCCGGAGAAGGTGATCGCGGGGATGACGAAGGTCGGGGTGGGGCCGGTTGCGCCAGTGACTCCGGTAACGCCCGCGCCCGTGAGGCCGGTTGCGCCCGTTACTCCGATGACGCCCGTATTCCCGGTCACACCCGCCACGCCGGTATTGCCTGTCTGCGCCTGCGCTCCGGTGAGGCCCTGAACACCCGTGACACCGGTGATCCCTGCGCCGGTCAGGCCCGTGACCCCCGTCACGCCCGTGAGTCCTGATCCTGTCAGGCCGACTGAACCGGTAACCCCCGCCACTCCCGTCAGGCCCTGGATACCTTGCGGGCCGGTGGCTCCCGTTACACCGACGACGCCGGTCGGGCCGGTGATGCCATTCGTGCCCGCAGTTCCGGTCGCGCCGACGCTGCCCGTGACGCCGGCAACGCCCGTAGCCCCAGCTATCCCGGTTGATCCCGTGATCCCCTGGATACCCTGAGTACCCGTTGCACCCGTGATCCCCTGGATGCCCTGCGTGCCCTGCGTGCCCGTGTCTCCGACCGTGCCTGTGAGTCCTTGAACGCCTTGGGTGCCCGTAGAGCCTGTCTGCCCTTGCTGACCAGTGACTCCTACGGTGCCGGTCAGACCTTGCGCGCCCTGCGTTCCGGTGCTGCCGGTTGTTCCACCTGCGCCCGTTGCGCCGACGCTGCCAGTTGCGCCTGCCGAACCCGTAGCACCAGCAGGACCAGTCGAACCTGCGCTGCCCGTTGCGCCGGCCGTCCCCGTAGAGCCTGTCGCGCCTGCGCTACCCGTCGAGCCTGCTGGGCCGGTCGAACCATCAGGCCCGGTCGCGCCGGTCGGTCCTGGCGAGCCCTGCGCAGCCTCGAAGGCGGACGTGCTCATGCCGTCTCCGCGGACAGGCAGGGCAGGGAGGATGGGCTCACGTCAGTCACTCTGCAGAACAAGGCCGATTGACGTGAGCGCATCAATGACGTTCTGAATAGTCGGACTAGTCAGCGGAACGATTGGCTGACCAGTCGGGGCCGTGCCAAAGAAACCGATCCCAGTGCTGATGATCTTTAGTCCGTTGTCCTTGAAGGTGAGGATGTTGTCCGAACCATCACCGATCTGAAGCTGGATACCACCGTCAGCATCGCCAGCCACGGTGAAAGCGGCCATCGTGTCACCGCTCGCGTTGCGGATCACACCTTCGATGTCCGGATGTGTCCCGCCGTTGATGTTGAGCATCGTGCGCAGGTTCGCGGCGTCGTCGTACATCCAGAGGTCGATACCCGAGGTCGCGATCGGGATATACGCGCGCAATACTCCCGAGGCGTCGTAGTACGCAATCGTCACGCTGTCGTCCACCGTCTGGACGAGGCTGCGAAGGACGCCATTCCCATCAAAGTGCGCCTGGCCGATCTCCAGCCAGTCACCGAGAGAGTCGCAGACATAGGCGGGATAGGGCGGGGGCGCGCTCAACAGATTGGTCGGGTACGTTCGCACCCAGATCATGCCCGACCGCTTTGGGCTCGGCTCCGTTTCCGAAACGATGGCTGTGATGGCCAGCGTCTCCAGCGCCGCCTGCACGTCCGCTGCATCGGCCACGGTCGGATCTACCGTTACGTCGGAGGCGGCGATGGGCACCGCGATGACCGAGCCGCGGAAGTTCGTCAGGTAGCCGCTCGTCGTGGAGATGGCGATGAGGACCGGCTTGCTCACCTCCCCCACACCGGTCGGCTCGGTGGTGGTCAGCAGGCCAGGCGTGACTTCGGAGAGGAAGTACACCTCGCCCGCCGTCAGGCCCGCCAGCCCGTCGATGAGGCCGGAGGTCGTCAGCGTGAAATGGTCTGCGTCCGCCACTGCCGAGACGATGCCCACGACCTCGGCGTTCGCCGCCGAGTCGGCCTGCGCCACGACGTAGTTCGCCCCGTCAAAGCGGACGATGTCCCCGACCGCGAGGACGTGGCCGGTCTGCGCGATGGTGTCCTCGAGAGCGGTCCCGCTGCCGCCTCCCCCGCCCGTGATGGTCGCCGTTCCAGCTCCCGGCGCGACACGACTGACAGTGACGCCCGGTCCCTCGAAGTCCAGGGTGGTGACGGTTCCCAGTGGCGTGCCGTGGTCGATCAGGTTGAACGCCGCGGACTGGAACGCCCACGCGTTCAGCGCGTCGTCCTTGCGCCCACCACCCGCGGGACCGGGCGGCCCGGTAAAGCCCTGCGCGCCGCTCGGGCCGGTTTCTCCCGTGTCGCCCTTCGGACCGGTGACGCCGGTCGGACCAATGGGACCGATGGGACCGACAGGCCCCGTCACACCGTCCAGGGCGATGCCGGCCTTGCCCGCCGCGCCTCGCGGTCCTTGCGGACCGGACTGACCGGGCGGGCCTTCCTCGCCCTGCGGTCCCCTGACGACGGGAGGTTGCTTCTCCAGTTGGCGCGTCAGGACATCGCGGATCAGGTAGCGCCCCGTGGTCACGGCTAGATGGCGTACTCGACGACGGCCTTCAGGCGGCCCTCATCGTCGTATTCGATCTCCGTCCGCATCCCTGCCGCCTTGCCGGGGATGACCGGCAGCCAGTCCAGCGTCCCGTTGGGATGGTCCTGCTCCGCGTCGGCGTCCTCGAGGGTGTAGGGGTTCCTGGCAACGCGGTCGATGCACTCCTCGTCCTCGTCGCCGTCGATGGCCTCCACCATCTCGATCCCACCGTCCGCGTACGAGCCGAGCGTGGCGTCGTTGTAGGCCGCCATGAGCTCGGTGCGGGCGATCATCTCGGCGCGGTACTCGTCAAAGGCGGGCGTGCCGTTGTCCAGCGTCGAGCCTGCCAAGGCTGCTTCCAGGCGATCACCTGCGACGGCTGGGCTCAACTGCTCATCGACTGCTTCTGCGACCACCTCGCGGATGGTGGCGATGATCGCGTCTCGGGTGCGATTGTTCAGACCCGTTACGCGCGTCGCGCCGCGGGTCAGGACGTGCTCGACCGCAGTTACCGGACCGGCTTTCTGGGGAGGAAGGACGTTCGCCACCTGCGCCTGCACCTGCTCGGCCATGCCAACCAGCGTGGGCTTCAATGCCTCCGTCATTTTGCGGTCCCACTTCACAGCGTCCCACCATACGGACGTGTCGCGCGGGTTGGCGATGATGTGCGCGGCGTTGCCCCTGATCCTTGCCATGACCTCACGGTGCTGCTCGTCCAGGACGACTGCGACACGGTCCTTCACGCGCGGCGTCATGCGCTCGTCCATCGAGGCGCGGAGCTTGGTGAGTGAGGAGTGCAACCCCTGGAGATGGGGCTTCACGTCGGCCTTGGCAACGACCGGCGGGGCGTTCGACTCGCCCGCGGAAGCCTGCGCAGCGTCGTTCTGCGGCGTCATGTCCGGGACGACGGTGAGCATCGGCGTGCCCATCGGCATGGCGGCCTGCGGCATCGTGCCCTCTTCCGGGGCGGTGTAGGACATCGCCACGTTGACCGGCAGCCACACCTCGTCGTCGAGGGCGATGCCCGTAGCAGGGTTCACGACGCTCGGACCGAATGGCTCCAGGCCGACCAGCGCCCGACGCTCCTTGTTCCGCAGCGGGCTGCTCAGTGACTTGCCGAGAAGGTCGAAGCGGGCCGAGTCATCGTCGAACTCGGGTTCCTCGATCTCGAACTCCAGCTCGATGCCGAGGACGGCGAAGGGATCGACGATGCCCTGCTGGATCGCCTCGGAGAACATCACCACGCGGGGATGGTTCGCGTTCTCCCAGAGTGCCTGCTTGTCGTACTTTCGCGTCTCGCCGCTGTTCAGCCCTGCCGGCGTGGCCCCGCCGATCTGCGACAGGGGAACGCCCCACAGCGCGAGCAGATCGTCCCGCGCGAGCTTCATCAGCTCGACCACCTGGAGGTCAGCGAGGGTCATCGTGGTCTGGGTGAACTCGATCGGCCCGCGGAGGATCTGCAGGCGTTTCGCGGCGTCGGGCTGCTCCACGACCGTCCGGGCGTCTGCGACGAGCTGCATGTACTGCTGGTCGTTGATCGTCTCGTTGGCCTTCGGGGAGAGCAGGCCGGACAGCCTTCCACCTGCGCTGAGCACCTGCGCGATGTGCTTGTCGAAGCCGATGGAGTTCTGCGCCTTCATGATCGCGGACTCGATCAGGCCACGCCCGAAGTGGCCCGTGTCCGGCGGCCGAAGCATGAAGTGGATGACCTCTTCGAGTTCCAGCAACAACCCTTCGGACTTCGGAGAACGATCGAGCTGCCAGGACAGCAGGTTGCCCTTCTCGTCCTCGTTCGGTGACATCCGCCACGGTGCGATGTACAGCGTCGAGTCCGGCGTCCCCGCGAGCATGTCCCGCCCGTCGAGGAACCAGAACGAGTTCCCACACAGGCCCATGTGACGGAGCGTCATCCGCCACAGCTCAGAGCGGGTGTACCTCCGGCCTACCTCAATCTTCGCGTAGGGCTTGTCCAGCAATGCCAGGGCGCGCTTCGCGGCAGGGTTCGGGTACGAGGCGTCGACCTCGGCGTCCTCGGCGTCCTCGAGGGTCCACGGCTGGCCGGTGATCGTCATCCCGATCACGTCCTCGGCAGCCTCCGGCCACGCAGCGTCCTTGGCGATCTGCAGCGCCTTGCGCATCTTCTCCTGGGGCGTCTGCCCGCCCAGGATGGACAGCAGCGGGAACTCCGTCATCAGGACGCCGGCACCCTGCCCGACAGGCCCCGCCTTCTGCGCGGCAGCGGAGACCGTCGGAGCAGGGCGCGGCGGGACGAAGATGCTCACGCCAAGAGATCCCGCTGAATGGCCGCTTCAAGCTCAGCGACTCCGCGCTCCTCGAGCCATCCCGTGCGCGCCGAGACACCGCACTCGGCCAGTCGTCCATCAATCACTCGCTCTAGCGTCACATCGGCCTCTTTCTCGGCATAGCCCTGCCGAATGAGGACGCGATCAGCGAACGCGTGACCGTCAGTGTGGTTCTTCGTCACAAGCGCACTCAATGCGTCGAGCTTCTTCGGTCCGATCACTCGGCCACCTTCGGCGCACTGCGCCACGCCCATACCGCGTTGCCCACGAGGAACGCCGCACCAACCACCAGCGCGCCCCACGGCACGATCAGCGCAGCGCCGGTCACGGCGAGCACGAACGCGGCGTCAAGGCGGACGCTGATGGCGTCGGTCATTTCATTGAGAGGGGAATGCGGATCGGATCTACGTGAGTTCCTTCGTCGAAGGCTTCCATCCATCGGTGTGCAACTGGAGGCATCCTGCCAATTGGACGCAGAACCTTAGACCGGCCATCCCACCGGGAGATTAGGACGCCTCCCAAGTATTCAGGCTCGGCCCATATGCTTGCCTTGGTGCGAAGCAGCCGCCGTGTGGCTAACGCGATTGGACAGGCATCTTGTTGCCCAGGCTTGCCGCGAACGATGTCACCGCGAGTCACTGAGACGGTCCGCATTATCACCGGTTCCTTCATGCCACGCCTCCCGCAGAGCCGGTCACCGCGCCCCAGCCACCCTGCGCTACCAGGAGCTCGGTAGCGCCCCAGACGTGGGCGTCCATGCGGTCCGGTGAGTTCAGGTCTGTCTCCGGGTTCCATGAACACTGCTGGTCTTCCAGTTCCTCGAAGAAGCCGACATGGTGCCAGCGTCCCTGCTCATAGAGCGCAGCGATCGGCTCAGCGCGGGTGTGCTTGCCCCGACTCGCATGGACGAGCTTCACAGAGACCGATGGGTCGACGGCGTGGATGACCGCACTGACCATCTCACCGCCGTTGTTGGACTCGGCCACGATGCGGTCGGCCTTGTGCCGGTGATAGGCCGCGACGGCGTGCATCGCCCAGTCGCTCGGAGAGGCCCGCAGCGAAAGGTCTTCGAGCGTGTAACCGTGCCCCTGGATGTCGATGCCGTCCACGACGATGCCGCACTCGTCCGCTGACTCTGTTGACGTGGCAGATGGATCAATCGCTACCACGATACGCGTGAGTTCCGGCGCCTTCGGAACGCGCAGCATGTCGATGAGACTGCGCTTCCAGAGTGCGCCCGGAACGTCGGTCAGGATCTCGCCCTCGAGCTCCTGCCGACCCAGCGTCGTCCCGCCGTACCTGGCGAGCAGTTCCGCGAGCATGTCGGGATCGAGGTTGGCCGCGTTGTCCGTGGTACGCAGCAGCGTCTTGGTCACGTTGTCGTCAGCCATGAGTGCCTTGACGAGCGGGTGTCCACGCTTCGGCGTGCCGGTCGCCACGATGCGCGCAGGACTGAGGCGGACGGCGTAGCGGATCGACTCTTCCCAGGCCTGTCGCCACGCCTTCCACAGGCCAACCTCATCGGCCCACAGGCCGCGCAGGTTATAGCCCTGGATGGTCGGCGCTCCGTCATCGGCGCCGTCGCCGTGGATCACCGAACCGTTGCGGAGACGCAGATCACCCAGCGAGCGGTTCCACGCCTCCACGACCCTTGACGCGCCGCGCCGTACCTCGACGGCATTGGTACCGAACGCTCGGAGCAACCCAGACGGTCCCTCGACGCACTTGTCCCGCATGTCCGCGAAGGTCGGGGCCACCACGCCCCAGTCGCCCGGTTCCTGCAGCGCCATCTCCGCGAGAGTGTTCGCGCCGGTCCAGGTCTTCCCTGAACCACGCCCACCGCGGACGTACCACGTTCGCCATGAGTCGGGCGGAAGCTGCTCCGGTCGGGCCTTTGCCCGCCATGCGAGCGCTTCGGTCGGGGCTGATGCCTGAGCAAGACGAACCCGAGCAACCGCGAAGGCGGCGAGCTCCTGCGCGGGGTTCGTTCCCAGCATCAGGTCTTCGCCGCGGAGAGGATGCGCTGCGCCTCTGCGATGGCCGCCTCACGTTCGGCCGGATCGCTGGTGAGACGTTCGATCTCGCGCTTCACGTCCAGCGTCACGTCCACGCGCTCACGGTACTTCGACGGCCGTGCACCCTTCATGAGGAAGATCAGGAGCGTGTCGCTGTACTCGCGGATGGTCCCGACCAGTTCGCCGCCCTGGTAGACGGGCTTCTCGGTGCCCTCAACAGCCCTGCGCCGCGCCTCGCGTTCCAGGTTGTCGAACGCCTGTTCCTCGGCTACGACGAAGAGCGCGGCGTATTCCACGTCCTCCAGCCAACGATAGTGAGCTGAACGATCAACACCAACCTCGGCGGCCGCGTGGGTCACTGTCCCGCAACGAGCGAACGCCTCCAGGAACCGCGCCTTTTTAAGGCGTAGTGCATTGTCGCGGCGAGGCTGCTCCCCCCTCACGTCGCCCTGATGCCGCCGTTCGTGAAGAAGTACCAGAGTCCGGCGAGGACGCCGAGGACCGCTCCGTAACTCTGCAGGAAGTCACCGACCGTCACGGCGATGCCCACCTTCAGAGTCACGAGGATGCCGCCGAGCAGGATGCAGGCCAGCGTCACCACCACCGCGATGATGACGGCCAGGACGAGGCGGGAGATGAGCGGGGTCATGCGCCGTCCTCCAGTGTCACCTCGAGCGGCGTGGTGTCCGTGTCATCGTCCGGCGTCACCGCCACGGTGATGCGCTTGCCCTTGGTGCGGATGACCGCGTTCGCCACGTCGGTGATGACGACGTACCAGCCGTCCTCCGTCTCGGTGATCGAGGTGTGACTGACTTCCGCGGTCATGGCTCGAGGGAGACGACGAGCGGCGTCGGGGCAACGGGGGTGGTGACTTCCACGACATCGGTGCCGGTCGTGCGGTTCGCGTCCTCCGCGCCTGGCGCGACGAAGATCGTGACCGTTCCGGCGGCGTCCGCCACGCCTGACACGAGGACGTTGCCGTCCGCGTCCGCTTCCGCGATGGTGATGAGCGTGCCGTTGTCGTCCGAGCTGATCGCCTCGTCGGCGGTGGGGTTGCGCCCGTCTACGAGCAGGCGACGGGGTGCAGCGGTGGTGTCGAGGGTATCGGCCATGACAGGTTCCCTTCTCTATGGCGAGTCGCGGCAATCCTACGCCCCGGCAGCGTCCGCGTCGTCTGGATAATCGCGGACCCATGAAGCGAGCGAAGAGCGCACTTCCTGCTCCTCGCGAACTTGCCGCAGTGACCAGCCCACGATCAGCATCGCCATGCCGAAGATCGTTGCGAGCGCAAGGAAGGCGATGGAGTCGTTCATTCGGACACCTTGACCGGATCGAGTGACGCCTTGGTGATGACGGTCTCGGTCGGAGATACCTGGCCACGGGTCAAGAGCGCCAGCGTCGTGATGACGAGTGCGTTGAGCGAGGCCATCTGGTCGGCGTTGACATTGAGCCCGTAGGACGCAGCGACGGCGACGGCCGCGCCCACAACGTAGGTGAACGCGACGGGACTGATCGGCCGCACGGCGTAGGCGTTGATCGCGAGTGCGATCCCGTTGATGAGGGCGACGATGAGCGCCGCCTGCTGACCCGTCAGATAGTGGAACCCGAGCGTCCCCAGCAGGACGATCCCCGACGATATCAGCGAGATCCAAAGTGTAGGTTCGCGTCCGAGGATTTTCATTGGTTCAGACTCCCACGTTCTTGTCTTCGGTCAGCACCGGGACCGGCTGGCCGTTCGGCAGTGTTCGCAGCACGTAGACGCCCGCATCGCCATCTGCGACGAAGTAGTGCGTCGAGGTCGCTGCGAGGTACCCGAGCTTGATCGGTTCGCCAAGGGTGGTGTAGTCGTCACCGCCTGGCGTCTTGTAGAGCACCGTGCCCTTCGGAAGAGCCACGACGCGATGGCACGTCGTGGGGACGAGGTTCATCAAGGGGTTGCCTCCCGCGGGTGGTGCCAGTGGCTCGAGGGTGATCCAGCCGCATAGCCCCGAGAGGCTGCGGATGAAGGGTTCGATGGCGTAGTCCGGGATCATCCGGCCGTAGCTGTCCAGGTTCTTGTTCAGCGGATCCCAGACACGGTAGTGCGGACGTTCGCGGTTGCTGATCCAGACGGCGTGGTTGAAGTCGGCGCGGGCCTGTTCGCGGTAGGCGAAGGGGATCGCGCCGTAGTAGCCGTTGACCACGAGACCGAGACCTGCATCGAGCCAGCTCCGCACGTCGTTCAGGGTCATGGTGGACCACTTCAGGACGCGCGACGGACTGGTAAGCGACTGGATCGCCACGGAGACCTGGCCGAGACTCACCCCATCGCTGTCACGTGGTCGGATGGCGGCGCGGATGGCCTGCCCGTCGATGTCAACGTCACCATTCGTGGCGTAGTAGAGCATCCTCGAGGAAGCCGTGTCCTGGCACGTCACGTACGCCCCGTGTGCTCCCGGCGTGGCGTCGTCGCCCTCCCAATCCTGCGGAGGGAGCAGTCTGCCGTTGAGCGTGGGCTGCGTCACATGACCACGCGCTTCGGCACGGTCCGCCACGAGCCCGCGAGCTGGGCGAGCTCCGAGGCCATGCACGCTACTGCCCAGCCGATGTAGCAGACGGCCACGATGATCTGGGTGATATCGAAGGTCAGGCCGGCGAGAACGCCCAGCGCGATGAGCGGGCCGCACTTGCGCAGGATCAGCGTATCGAGGACTTGCGGGAGCTTGGCAAAGTCGAAGGTTCCTGCCTCGATGGTCTGTACGCAGCGGACGAAGAAGTTGACGGCCCCGAGGATGAGCACGACCGCGACCAGGAGAGCCGCGGGCGAGGCGAAGAACAGGCCGATGGCCTGGTTCAAGTCGACATACATCACTGGCGGGTCGTAGGGCTGGTTCACTACGGCACCACCTCGCGGTATGTCCGGCCACGCGCGGCGTCGTCGATGATCTTGGTCGACACCCCAAAGCGGCGAGCGAGCTCGGCCCGGGTCGGCGTGCTGCGAATGATGCGCACCTGCTCGGCCGTGAGCTTGCGAAGGCGCCAGTGCGGGAAGTAGGGCCGCGGGCCGGTGCGGTTCTTCTCGGCCGTCAGTCGGTAACACTGCGAGCAGAGATCCATCGAACCCGCACCGTTGCGGAACGCGAACCGGCGAAGGGCCTGGGCCGCGCCTTCGCGCATCGCGCAGATGTCACAGGAGCGGAGTTCGGTCACGTCACTGGATGAAGTGCAGGATGATCCCGCTGGCTATGCCCGCGATTGCGGCGGTCAGGGCGTAGAGACGCGCTCGGCTGTCTGCCGACCGCTGGCGCTCGGCATCGGCTCCGGCCGATCGTTCGCCCGTTCGCTCCAAGAGAGTGAGACGAGCGTTCATCGCTTCCATCCTGCTGTCGAAGACCGCCTGCGAGATGAAGGTCCGGTTCTGCTCGGTGAGTTGGGCCCGGAACTCGTTCATCCCTTCCAGACGCCGTTCGAGCGCCTGCGTGGCCGTCTGGAGCGCCTGCGCTGCCGCTTCCTCGTGCGACTCCCTGATCCGCTGCTCCGTCTGCTCGTGCGCCTCGCGGACCTTCTGTTCGCTCTCGATCCTCTCTGCGAGGAGGTCCAGTGTCAGGCCGGTTACGCCCGTCCCCAGCGGTTGGTTCCCGACGGCCATTCACGCTCCACATCACACGAGAAGTCCATGCAGAGTTGACACGATAGCCGAGACAGGCGGCGACTGGATAGAGCGCATCCGAGAGAGCAGCGTATATCTCACCCCGCCGTGGCGCAATGGACCTACGTACATTCGCAGGACGGTCCCCCTCGGATCACTGACACGGCCCATCGATCTTGGCGCGCTCCCAGTGCTCATCGCAGAACTTCGCGCCGGTCGGTGGGTCCGTGACGAACTCCACCAACACGGTCCATCGGTTCGGACATCGGACTACATCAGCCAGCACCGGACAGCGCTCCCTCGGCGGAATGCGTTTCGCGTGTCCATGTGACACCACGCGGTAGACATTCTTGACCGCGAGGCACTGGCTCACCATTGCACCGTCACACTGACGATGCCCCGCGACAGCGGCGCGAGTTGGCGGAAGCTCCGGTAGTCAAGGTCGATCACCCTCGCCCAACTGCATCCGCACCAGTCCGTCAGACGCACCAGGACGGCCCGAGAGCCGTTGGAAACCCTGACCCAGTGTCCACGCCAGTTCGGACCCAGAGAGGCCCGTAGGCGCGGTCCTGCGGCCGCCTGCGCGATCCTGTAGCGATACCACGTCGCCACGCCGGAGAGAGAGTGGCCGCTGCCCGCGGCCGTCACGCTCTGGGCAGCGACCTTGGTCACGAGCCGGCGAGGGGTAGCCGGTGTGGCCGTAGAAGTTGGAGCGCCGGAGGTCGGCGGCAGGAATGCCACTGCACCCACTCCGACCCTTGGGATGGCATCGCCCGGCGCTCCGGTCCTCGCACCAGCGATCTTCCCGTTCGCCTCAGCGGCGAAGCTTGACGGCCCCGCAGTGGCGTTGGCGGGGATTGCCGACTCAAGACGGGAGTCGGGCTGATGCGAGGGCCGGAAGACCTGGAAGCCGAAGACCAGGACGACGGCGAGGATCATGGTGAGGCAGAGGACGGTATCGAAGCGGCTCATCCGACCAGCTCCAGTGTCTGCGGTTCCTCGACGCCCCACTGATCGGCCATCGCCTCGGCCAACCCGAGATAGGTCCGGCTGCGGTTCTTCCAACGGTCCGGCGATGGGCCTTCGAGGTGAACCCGTCCGACCCTGCCGTCAACGATGTTCGTCGGGACGAGCGGTGGGAGGTTCTTCAGCCATAGGCACGTCGCCTTCGTCTCGCCTTCACCAAACCACCACGGCTGCACCACCTGATCCGGCCGGCGGATCCTTGATGAGATAACGCTCACGGGGTTCTCCAAGGCGATCCTCGGAATGGGAGCGTCGAGCAGAAGCCGGACGAACTCCAGTGCCGCCTGTTGTTGCTCCGGTCGTTCGGTGAACCACCGCGCACCGGAGACGGCCAAGAACGTGCAGGGAGGGTGGGCGATCATCAAGTCCCAGCGCTCCGTGAGGATGTCGCGGATGTCGCCCTGGTAGTGCGGGCCCAGTGTCTCGGAGGGCAGGAGGTCGCAGCTCACCGCGTCGTGG